AGAGGCATGTTCAAAATTTGCCGAACACGATGAAGTTGTAACCTATACAAGAAACAGAAGCAGCGACATACATGAAATTATTCGTCGTTCACAGGGCGGCTCGATACTCGATGAAGAGAATCTCATGTCGGTATGTAGGCCGTGCCACATGAGAATCGGAAACTATCCGCAGTTGGCTTTTGACCTAGGTCTGGCTAAGCACGGCTGGGAGCGTTAGGTTTTAACTAGCTAAGAGTTTTTGGGTATAAAAAAACCACCTCACCCACTAGTGATGAGGTGGTTTTTGTTAAAGGGTTTATTTAGCCTTGGATTACGGTGAATGCAACTGTCATGTTTGAACCAGCAGTGCCGGAACCGACAGCCGATACGTCAAGGCTGACAAGAGCGCCTTGTGTGAAATCGCAGTTGGCTGCAGTAAGCGTGCCTTCGTCTGAAGTTCCTGCAGCTGCGATTGAGAACGCTGCTGCTACATCAGAACCGACTTTAAGGTCTGCGGTAAGTGCTGAACCTGCTGGTGCTGTGGTTACGGCTACGTAAGCGCCGGTGATTCTGCCAGCAAACGGCATGGCCATTGTGACGATGCTGCTGGTTGACAATCCACCAGCAATGTTCATTGTGATGGTTGTTGGTGCGAGTACTGCTGTTGACATTTTTTCTCCTATGTATAAATGGGGTACGCGAAAAAGTATACACCAAACAATCTTGACCAAAGGAGAATAAAAAAAAACGTTTATTTTACGTGAGTGAAAAATGTTGCGGGTGTATTGTTGTAATCCTTAGGACCGTTATAGGCGCGAAAGTCGGGTGGGGAAACTCACTCGGCTTTTGCGTTTTTTTGTTTTACAAACACCATAAAGCTATTTACTTTCGTAAGGCATCGCTGAGTGTTACTCTGAAATCCTCTAGCCGGTAGCCGTTTCCAAGGGAAGAAAGGCAGGTGGTCAAAGAGTCTAGTGATTTTTCACGGCAAAACAATTCCTCTATGCTCCGAGGACATTGGAAACCCGCCTGATGCTAGAGGTCAGGCGGGTCTTTGCTGTACGGGGTAGTATTCGTCTGTGAAACTACTTGGACTAGACCTTTCTCTCACTTCTACTGGGTACTGTTTCGACGGTGAGAGCGGCGTTATCGCCACTGGCCTTTTAGGGACCGAACGTCTCGAAGCAGTAAAAGATGATATTTCGAATTTATTATTAGCTAATAAAATTGATTGTGTTCTTCTTGAAGGCTACTCATTTGCGTCTCGTAGCGGGCAAGCGTTTTCTATTGGTGAGCTAGGTGGAGTTATTAGACTTTTGATACACAATCTAGGGATAAATCTCATAGAGATACCCCCAACATGTAGGGCCAAGTTTGCAACAGGAAAAGGGAACGCCTCCAAGAATGAGGTTATCTCAGCAATATCTGCCCGAACCGGAATCGTGTGGGGGAATCCTGGCGCTGATGATAAATGTGATGCTTGGATTCTTGAAGAGATGGGTCTTGCTCGTCTCGGCAAACAAAGATATTCTTGGCCAGACGTAAACATGTCTGCTCTGGAGAAGATAGATTGGACTCCTCTCGAAGGGAATTAATACGTGGACCGCAGCAAACCGATTAGCCAAGTTGACATCGAGCAAGAGCTTCTTCGCCTGATGGATATTTTGGAAAACGAAACAGAAGCATTCGAACAACTCGCTGTTGATGCAGCCAAAAAAGAAGCAATGTTCAAGGGTGAATGGGCAAAGCAATACCTTTCCGCAAAGGGTTCAATCAAAGAGCGTGAAGCATGGTCGGACTACAAGCTTGCAGACCAGATATTGGATTACAAAATCGCAGAAGGCCTCGTAAAAGCAAAGCGTGAAAAACTTCTTTCATTACGTACGAGCATCGATGCACTGCGCACACTGAACGCAAACGTGCGAGCACAAGTATGAGTAAAAAGTATGTAGGACCAGAGTCTATTTCAATTGATGTAAAAACCCTGAACGAACCGGAGTGGCGAGCCACACATGTTCTCAAACCAGACCTGGAATTACTCCAACAATCAGTAGTTGATTACGGTCTCCTATCACCAATCATCGTCCAAAAAAAAACACTGCAAATAATCGACGGTTATCATCGTTGGATTATTTTCCGTTCTAATAAAGAAATCATGTCACGACATGAGGGGAAGATTCCTGCTCTCATCTTTGACATCGACGAGATAGATGCAATGATGATGCACCTGCGGCTAAACCGAGGGCGTGGGAACATATTTGCCAATAACATGTCAAGAATTATCAAAGATGTCTATTACAGCGAGAAGTATGACATCAACGAAATCCAAGAACTTTTGAACATGAACGTCATTGAAGCAGACATGATGCTCGATGGCTCACTCTTAAAGAGTAGAAAAGTCAAGGACCATACGTACTCAAAAGCATGGGTTCCAATTGAGGTTCCATCTGGCAAAGTAGAGAAAGCAGTTCTTGAACGACCTCCAAACGTTGACCGCTAGCAGACGTAAGTAAAATGGTGTAAACTTTGGTAAAACTTGTCCACAGTGAGGTTTTATGCCAACACCAAGCAATGCAACCGATAGCGAACTAACGCCTCCTACAAGAGCAAGAATTTTGCCATCCCGAGACAGGAATCAGCGTCCTAGTTTTTTGCGTCGCGCTGCGGCTTCAGGCCTAAATCGTCTAGCTAATATTGTTTCGCCACAGCAGCGGCCAGCCGCTGGCACAGCGTAAAAGGTAATTCTACATGCTCGATACAACGGAAATGCTCGTTTCCGACAATGACCTCAGCATATATATGGATATATCTTTTTCCATGCGTCAGAAGGACGCGGCGGAGTTTGTCCTAAAGGGTCTACAGATGGAATTAGAAGCTTACCTAGGTAGGCCGGTAAGGCCTCAGGATTTTACGGAGAGCCATGTCATACCAAGCTCCTACGTTGGAATTCCTGCAACATCCTTCTTCTATGATTCAAGTCTTAACTCAACTGGGGAGAGCCTTAATTATTTAATGCCAGCAATAAATATTTCCTTGAGGAATACTCCAGTTATTAAAGTGACAGAAGTTAAGTTTAGAAATATTGCTGCCCCATATCAATTAATGGGCGAAGCTGTGACCCGTACCTGCGACATAACCGCCGCTCAACAAACTTCTGCATCAGTAACATACACATCGACCGGACACAGTCTAACGGTTGGTCAAACAGTGTCGATTAAAAACACAACTCCCTCAACATACAATCTTTCAAATAAACAGATAGTCTCCATAACATCAAATACTTTTACAGTTGCTGAAGTTGTTGGTTCGCTCGGTACTTATGTTAGTGGTGGTGTTGCAACAGCAACAGGAAATGATTATGTCGTTCATCGTTACGGTCTTGAGCTTTTTAGGGGATTTGCCAACGATATAGTTGATGTCACTTATCGCGGAGGCCTCGAAGGCGACATACAGGAAATGTTCAAGCTAATGATTCTTCGCGCTGCAACACGTGAAATGCAAAACATGCATGACGACGTTGTTGGTATAAAAGATTTGAATTCCAGGAACGTTGCTCCGCTTGAGACTGGATTCCTGGAAAAAGAACTAAATGCTATGAAAACTTACAGGCGAAGAAGAATTTAATGGCTGAAACAGAAATCAAAATCTCCACACGGGGACTGGGGTCGATGATTGCTAGCCTAGAAAAAAAAATAGTTAGAGCACAGGATTTTGCTCCAATTTTTCCAAAGGCAAAGGCAGAAATTGCTTTATCAACTGCCGCAAACTTTACATCCAATGGTCTCTTGGTTGGCGGGTGGTCTCCTCTTGACGCACAGTACGGCGCCTGGAAGATGACTCGTTTTCCCGGAGCACCACCAATGGTTCGTACTGGAAGATTGTTTGCAAGTTTGACATCTCAGAATATGGCGTCTGTAAACATTGCCCCAAAATCATTTACCATTGGGACAAACGTCGAGTATGCAAAGTTTCACCAATATGGAACTTCCAAAATGGCAAAGAGAAAAATACTTTTTGTTCCTGCGGAGTTTTCTGCAAAGTTTGCAAACGATGCCGCCAAATGGGTTAACTCAGGAAACATCTAATGGAACCAGCCGAGTTGATGTATGGGGCTCAGTTTGCAAAAAAGTTTGTAACCGACTACCTAAAAACCGATATCCCAAATCGATTGGTCATGTACAGAAACGGCTGGAACCTTGACGACATTGTTCTACCCAATCCTGAATCATATTTGACATATGAGCCTCTTGCCCTTGATGCGTGGCCCACGATAATTACAGTGGTTCTTTCAACCAAGACCTTCGATAGGCGTGGTTTTGCAAATGGCCTAGACCCTCTTTATAGAGTTGTATACGGTATGAGAACATACGTATGGGTCCGCACGGAGGGTTCTGAGCAGACAACCGATATGCGCGACAGATTGACCACCGTTGTCCGCTCCGCACTCCTTGACTACCCGTGCCTTCAGAGGGATGGGGCTGACAGGGAGGCAATGATTGACGAATCTACGGTTGGCGAAGAATTTTCGGATTTAACCCTTCTCAAAGGTGACAGAGTTCTTGCGGGAGCATATATCGCCTACGACCTAGCAATAGACGAAGTCATAGCCAGACAGAATATTGCCGATGAAGTGACGAGATTTGAATTTGAGGTGGGACAAAACCCACTCTCTACGGCGATTTCCGGAATCACAAACTTTGACGGAACTCCGGTTTCTATATCTGCAGACTGACATGGACGATAGTTTCTTTCAACC